CAGATAATGTTACTTGGGATACATCAAAATTATATAAAATAGTAGTAGTGTGTTCTGCATTTACAAGCGGTTCATTAACTCACGCAGGTGGTTCTGCTACATTTGGAATTAATTTTGGAATAAACTCATCAATAGGTGGTGTAGGAACATTTACTAATTATGCAATTCCAAACCAAGATGGTCTTATTACGCTTCGTTCACAATCATTTATAGGTACATTATCAAGCATTAGCATCAAAGAAGTAACTAACGACATCGTTGCGTACTATCCACTCGATGGTAGTAGTTCAGATACATCAAGTGGTGCAGGAATTACGAATGATGTAACTACAGGAGAAGTATTAGGTACGAATTTATTTACAGATCCTACATTTGATTTAAGTGGTACGCAATCTGCATCTACTACAGGAACACATTGGACTACAGGAAGTGCTTGGACTATAGCAAATGGTGAGGCTATTTATGATGCAACTGCCCATGAAAATAGATTAGAGTTGCCATCATCAACTTTTAAAGATGCAGGTTTATATAAATTTAGTTTTACAGTTTCAGATGCAAATACAAAAGCAGGAATTAAAATTAAAGCAGGTGGAAATGATATTATTCCTACTGCGTATTATGATAATGGCAGTCATGTAATATATTACCATCAAGAAAATGCTTATGGCTCTGCTAAAACATTAAAGATTGAAGGAAGAAATAATGTTCATGGTGCTTTTAAATTGCAAAATGCATCATGGGAACTTGTAACATCAAACACAGGAGTGCTTTTATAATGGCTACGACAATTAATTCTGGATACGCAAACTCTCCTAAACTTACTGCTAACATCGCAGATCACGCAGATGTCTTTGGTGGCAGAGCATTAGTATTTGATGGGGTAGTAGA